CGGATTAGCCGGGCCGACAGGCCCTACAGGCCCTACAGGCGTTCAGGGTGATGTTGGACCGACAGGGCCAACAGGGCCTACGGGCGCAAACGGCGTAGACGGACCGACAGGGCCAACAGGGCCTACGGGCGCAAACGGCGTAGATGGTCCAACTGGACCGACAGGGCCGACAGGGCCGACGGGCGCGGCGTCCACTGTTGCCGGACCGACAGGACCGACTGGGCCAACAGGGCCAACAGGCGCACAGGGTGATGCAGGGCCAACTGGACCAACTGGTCCGACCGGATCAACCGGATTAACCGGGCCAACAGGGCCTACAGGCCCTACAGGCGTTCAGGGTGATGTTGGACCGACAGGGCCAACAGGGCCTACGGGCGCAAACGGCGTAGACGGACCGACAGGGCCAACAGGGCCTACGGGCGCAAACGGACTGGACGGGCCAACTGGACCAACTGGTCCGACCGGATCAACCGGATTAACCGGGCCGACAGGCCCTACAGGCCCTACGGGCGTTCAGGGTGATGTTGGACCGACAGGCCCGACAGGCCCGACAGGCGCGCAGGGTGATGTTGGACCTACAGGTCCGACAGGGCCGACAGGTGTTGCCGGGCCTACTGGTCCTACAGGTCCGACAGGTGTTGCAGGCCCGACAGGTCCTACAGGTCCGACAGGCGCAACAACAAACGTCACATCAAGCATCATGTTGATTATTGATGGTGGCGGCAGCGCAATTACGACAGGAGTTAAGGGCGATATAGAAGTTCCTTTTGCTTGCACGATCACTGCATGGGAAGTGTTGGCAGATCAAAGTGGGTCTATTGTTATTGATGTGTGGAAAGACACATATGCCAATTTCCCGCCAACGGTTGCTGATACTATAACTGGAACTGAAAAGCCGACGCTTTCTAGTGCTGCCAAGAATCAAGACACAAATCTTACTTCTTGGACGACAAGCGTATCAGCCAACGACATTTTGCGGTTTAATGTTGATAGTGCGACAACTGTTACGCGCGTAACGTTGTCGCTCACTGTGACGAGGACGTAATGGCCCGCATAGCGGTTGTTAGAGAAAGCGATAACGTCTGCATCAACATCATTGTTGCAGACGTTAGTGATCCTGCGCCTGTTGGTTGTTTTTTTATAGATATAGACAATACTGTTTGTGATATTGGTTGGATTTATGATCCGATCATCGGAGATTTTGTTGATCCAAATCCGCCTCCTCCTGAAGAAGGTGGAGAATAATGCCTACAAAAACACTTCTTTTAACGTCAGGCACGACATGGACGGTCCCGTCTAATATTACGGGGACTGCAACTGTTTATGCGATTGGCGCTGGCGGTGGAGGACGCAGGGCATCCAATGGCGGCTTCGGAGGCCGTGGCGGCGGTGGCGGCGCTGTAGCGATTTCTACTTTTACTTTTACTGCCAATTCAACGATATATTATAATGTCGGTAGTGGCGGCGCTGGAGGAACAACACCAAACTCGAACGGAACGGCTGGTGGAGACACTTGGTTAAACTGGAACGGTTCATCTTCTTCAAATACTACGCCAACATCAACATCAGACGGCATTCTTGCAGATGGAGGCGGAAATGCTACCGCAACAGGGTTCAATGGCGGACTAGCCGCAAACTCAATAGGGACGACTACCTATGACGGCGGGACCGCGCAAACCGGAACTAATGTTGTTACTGATGGCGGAGGCCATGGCGGCGGTTCATCGGCTATTGCTACAGCGGCAGGGAACAATTCTGGAACATCTACTAGCGCAGGGGCAGGTGGCGCGGGCGGCGGTGGCTCCAATGGCGATGGTGGCAATGGCGCTGTAACAGCGGGCGGTCTTGGCGGCGCAAACACTGCTAGTTCGCAGGCATCTGCTGGTTCCGCCGGGACTTTATCTGGCGGCGGCGGCGGCGGTAATGGTTTAACTGCCGCAGGCACAGCCGGAGCTGGCGGCGCTGGCGGCGCAGGCGCGCAATATACTTATGATGAACTGAATGGCTCTGCATCTTCTGGAACCGCTGGCTTTGGCGGCGGCGGCGGCGGCGGTGGTGGCACATCTTCAACTGGGACTGGCGGTCTTGGCGGCGACGGCGGACTATACGGCGGCGGTGGCGGTGGCGGTGGCGGTGGCGCAACTACTGGTAATGCTGGTAGTGGCGCACAAGGCGCAATCATTATTGTTTATAACACCTCTTCACCTGCGCGCTCTTTTGCTCAAATCATCTCGTGAGGAAACATGACAATCGAGTTTGTAGGCGATCTTAGCAATCAAGACGCACGAGACCTTGCGGCCCTTGGTAGCGTGTCAGCACGAATCCTTGAGTTCGGGGTTGGTGGCAGCACTCAGATTTTTGCGCAGTGTGAACCTGTAAAACTGGTTTGCGTTGAAACTGATCCTGAGTGGGTTGCTAAAACACAGTCAAACTTAAACATCATCAGCCACGATAAATGGACTGCGCCGGAATTTGTGCCTTACGATCTGTTCAAGGTTGAGGGTTCTTTCGACCTGATATTTGTCGATGGTGTTCCAGATAAGCGGCTTGAGTTTGCCATGAAGGCTTGGCCCCTTCTGAACTCCGGCGGAAAAATGGTCTTCCACGATACGCGGCGCTTTGAGTATTTTCGCGAAGCCGCGTGGGTTATCCAGTCATTCTTCAATGAAGTGTCGCACGTTGACATCAACGTGGATGGCAGCAATCTCACTATTATTGAAAAAGGGCCTTTGCTGACTTATGAGAATTGGAATGAGACAGAAGACAAGCCCGCATGGGCTTATGGTATTGGCGACATTCCCAAGGGGAGGGGACTGTGGAAGATTGGAAGCCCTTAACAAACGATGATAAAGATGCGTCCGCGACACCAAACATCGTGCATTTCATCTATGTCGGCGGTCGTCCATACAGCTTCGTTAACTATCTGTCTGTCCGTGCGGCGCACAAGAAACTGCGCCCAGACGCTATATATATGCACTGCACTCAAGAGCCTATTGATAATCCGCACTGGGAGGCTATTCGCCCCTACGTTACCATAAAGAATTTGGATGACATCGCCGAATTTGGTGGCCACAAGGTAATTTGGCCCCATTACAAATCAGATATTGCCCGCATTCAAATCTTGATCCGGGAAGGCGGGGTCTATCTGGACAACGATGAAATTGTGTTGCGAGATTTTTCGCACTTGCGGTGTGGCCAGACAGTCATGTCTTACGACGCTCCCGACACCCAATCGCTGGCAGCATCTTTCATAATGGCTCCCAAAGATGCAAGGTTCCTGCACATTTGGTTCGAAAAGATGAAAGATCGTATCGGCAGCGGAACGTGGGCGGATCATGCCGTAGTTTTGCCGGGAGAACTTGCAAAACAACACCCAGACCTAATCAAGACGCTGAATTATAAGTCTTTTGTTCCGTTTCACTGGGACAATAAGACTGTTTTTGGGGATGATCCGTCAGCCATCGACCTTAGCGAGTCCTATGGAATGCATATGTGGGACACTTTTTGGTCTGAAAATCTGCTTTCTCAAGTAGACGAGGCTTATCTTTCTGGATCAAATAGTGTTTTTGCGTCTCTCATGCGTTCGCTATTGGTTTCAGAGCCAACCGTTGCCGTTGAAGGGGGAAAAGCTATGGAAACTCGAAAGCTAAAGATTGCAGTTTATGCGATCAGCAAGAACGAGGAAATGTTTGTTGAGCGGTTCTGTGAGGCCGCCAAAGACGCCGATCTGATCTCAATCTCAGACACAGGTAGCACAGATGGCACAGTTGAAATTGCTCGCAAGTGTGGGGCTGCGGTCAGTCATATTTGTATTACTCCTTGGCGCTTCGATCACGCTCGGAATACTGCTCTCGCTCTTATACCTCGCGATATTGATGTTTGTGTCTCTCTTGACCTAGACGAGGTTCTTCAGCCGGGCTGGCGGGAAGAAATCGAGCGAGTGTGGAAACTCGGCGAAACAACCCGTCTGCGTTATATGTTCGACTGGGGCGCAGGGATCGCTTTCAAATACGAGAAAATCCACGCCCGCCACGGCTACCACTGGCACCACCCCTGCCACGAATACCCTGTCCCTGATGGCCGGATCAAAGAAGTCTGGGCCGACACCGATATGCTGCTGGTGGTCCACAAGCCGGACCCGACAAAGAGCCGGGGGCAGTATCTCGATCTGCTGGAATTGTCCGTCAAGGAAGACCCTGACTGCCCGCGAAATGCTTTCTATTATGCCCGTGAATTGAGCTTCCACCGCAAATGGAAGGAGGCGATTGACGCCTGCAACACCTACCTGAAGTTGCCTCGCGCCGACTGGCCAAACGAGCGATGCTACGCCTACCGGGTTATGGGCCGGTGCTACGCGGAGCTGGGCGACCAGTGGAACGCGGAGCGGTCTTTCCAGATGGCGGCCTACGAGGCTCCAAATACCCGCGAACCTTGGTGCGAACTGGCTATGCTGATGTATCGCCAGCAGCGGTGGGAGGAGTGTTTTGCCGCTACAAAACGGGCATTGCGCATCACCAACCGGGAGATGGTTTACACTGTAGACCCGGAAGTCTGGGGAGCGCAGCCGCATGATCTGGCCAGCATTTCGGCGTGGCACCTTGGGCTAAAGGATGTTGCTATTCAACAGGCTAAAATTGCTGTAGAATTAGCCCCCAATGACCTGCGCCTTCGGGCCAATCTCGACTTTATGCTGAAAGAAAAAAGCGATGGGATACTCGCAGATACCTAATCTTCCAGCGGCCATTTCTTTAAATGGCACCGAAGAGCTTGAAATTGTTCAAGCCGGCGTATCTGTGCGAACGAATACCCAAGCCGTTGGAAATATTGCCTCCAACTGGGCAGCAAAAGGTGCAAATTCCGACATTACAAGTATGTCGGGGATAACAGGAAATATTTCCTCTCCCGACTCTATTCGTTTTGATACAACGGCAGGCATTACGCCTGTTGAGGGGCAAGTTGCTTGGGATGCCGTAGACGACACACTTTTTATTGGAATGAACGCCGGTGGCGTAACCCAGAAAGTTGGATTTCAGACTTTTTACCGCGTGAAAGCCTCTGGGGCTATTACAAAGGGACAAGTTGTAATGGCCGTGGGGGCCGTTGGAAATTCTGGCGTTATTCAAGCGGCCAGCGCTACCGGACTTGGTGTCAACGATGGCCAATACATCATGGGCATTGCCTCTCAGTCCATGTCAAATAACGGATTTGGATATGTTACGGCCTTCGGCCTTGTTGAGGGTATTCAGACTAATGGCGCAAATTACGGGGAGACATGGTCTGACGGCACTATACTTTGGTATGATCCGACCGTTTCAGGCGGCCTGACCGACACTGTTCCGGCGGCCCCAAATCCAAAGGTTTTGATGGCCATTGTCATCAATGCAAACCCGTCAAATGGATCTATATTTGTCCGCGTCTCCGCCGGGTCTGTTCTTGGTGGAACCGACGGAAATGTCAGTCTTTTGAACCCTCAAAACGGCGAAGTTATAACCTACAATTCTGCTACGCAAGTTTGGACCGACTCTGGCGTGCGCATGTTTTCGGGCACGGGATCGCCGGAGGGTGTTTTGACTGCTCCAGTCGGATCTCTTTACACAAGGACCGATGGCGGAGTGGGTAGCACTCTCTATGTGAAAGAAAGTGGCGCGGGGAACACAGGATGGGCAGCCAAGTAACGGGGCTAGAAATGGAACTGCAAACAATCATAAACGGCCTTTTGTCTATTGTTCTCGCTGGCGTAGGCTGGGCGGCCAGAGAACTTTGGGGCGCGGTCAAAAATCTTCGTGAAGATTTGCAAAAAATAGAAGTCGCGTTGCCGACAAATTATGTCCGGAAAGACGAGTTTGCGGAAGGTATTAAAGAAATCAAGGGCATGCTTGAAAAAATATTTGATAGGCTTGATCACAAGGCAGATAAATAATGGCCGATGACAAAGTCGCCATTTGGAACCAAACGCCAAAGCTGGGGCGCGCTCCGGCAAACGGCGAACTGTTGATTGGCGACGGGAACGGGTTTGAACTTGCGACGCTAACTGCGGGGGCGGGGGCTTCAATTACGAATACGGCAGGGGGGATTGAAATCAGCGCGACGGGATCTGGAGGGACTATAACTGATGTCACTGCCACGTCTCCCCTTTCTTCGTCTGGAGGAACGACGCCGGACATATCTTTGAGCGGAACAGTTTCTGTTTCAAACGGCGGCACAGGGGTTTCTACGTTAACCGCAGAAAACGTCATTCTTGGCGATGGAACAAACCCGGTTAAGTTTGTTGCGCCGGGGGCAAGCGGCAATCTTCTTACCAGCAATGGTTCTGCGTGGGTAAGTTCGGCTCCTCAATCTCAATGGACGCGTATTTGGAAAACCACCAATCAATCGAGAACCAGCAGCGTTACTCTTACTGACGATTCACAATTGTCATTTACCGCAGCAGCGAACAAAACATATTCCATTGTTTTTAGTATAATTCACGCGTCTGGAGGAGGCGGTAGCGTTTTCGCTATTAACGGGCCTGCATCACCAACGGCGCTTGCTTTTGGTATAGATGGTCAGGCAGGCACACTTTCATACAATACGTCTGGCGGCGCATGGAATGCTAATTTCACTATTTCTTTTCGCGCAACAGCGACAATTACAACCGGCGCAAATAGCGGGACTGTAGTTTTAAGATATGCGCAAAGTTCAGCAAACGCTACCAGTCTTACGGTTTATGCAGGTTCTTGGCTTGAATGGGCGGAGGTATCGTAATTATGCAAACGTCTCAAAAAGGTCTGGATCTCATAAAACAATTTGAGGGTTTGCGCCTTCGCGCCTACAAATGCCCGGCGGGCGTTTGGACTATAGGCTACGGTCATACGTCAATGGCGGGTCCGCCAAAGGTGTATGAAAACATGCGCGTGACCGAAGTCGAGGCAGAATATATTCTCAAAAAAGATTTGTTAAAATTTGAAGTTGGGGTGATTGATGCGGTCAAAGTTGACCTGACGCAGCATCAATTTGACGCTTTGGTCTCTTTTGCGTTCAACTGTGGCGTGGGTGCGCTTCAAAAGTCGGGGCTGCTGCGGCGCGTAAACGCGCGGCAATTTGATAAAGTCCCCGCAGAGTTTATGAAATGGACCAAGGCTGGAGGCAGGGAGCTGCCGGGCCTTGTGCGCCGGCGTCGGGCAGAGGCCGCCTTGTGGCGCTCGGTCGATGAACAGGCTCCCGTCGAGGAAGACGCTCGCACAACGCCTGAAGCGCCTCAACCGTCAAAGACAATAACGCAATCCACCGAGGCCAATGCTGCCACCGTCGCCGGTTTGGGCGGCGCGGCCGCGGCGGTTAGCGAATTGAAGCCGATTGTGAGTGACGCCTCTGACGCCTACACCGCTGTCTCGGCTGCAATTGGAACTCCGGCCGTTTTAATAGGTATCGGAATCGCTCTTTTGGCGGCCTATATCTGGTGGAGACGCAAAAAACGTCTTGAGGAGACCGGAGAATGAGCTTTATTTCGTGGCTCATGAGCCCTTTCGGGCGAATTTTTGGAGCAATAGGCGCTCTTTTAATTGCCGTCTTGACCATTTATGGAAAGGGACGGCGAGACGCACGCCAAAAAATCGAAGGAGAGGCCAATGCAGACGCCTTCAAACGCACGCAGGATGCCATTAGGGCTGGCGATGCTGTCAATGTTTCTCCTGACAGGGTGCGGGATCGTGACAAGCACCAACGCGACTAATGTTTCGGTCTGTTCAGTCTGGAAACCCATAACTTGGTCGTCCAAAGACACAAATCAGACTATTGTCGAGATCAAGGTAAATAATGCGCGCCGTGAGGGATGGTGCAAAGACGGAAAATAATGCTAAAATAGCGCGGTTTTTCGAGGCTCCAAATGACCACTGGCCTGACATACACCACCTACAAAACGCAAATCGCGACGATGGCCGTTGTCGAAGAGACGGATCCTGCGTTTGTAACAATCTTGCCGCAAATGATAACATATGCGGAAAACAGAATATATCGAGACCTTGATTTTCTTTCGACGACAACGGCGATTACGGGATACGCTTTGTCGGCCGGATTGAGAAGTCTGACTATTCCGGAAGGCACTATTGTTGTCAGTGAGCAAATCAACATTATCACGCCCGTGGGGACTTCAAACCCCGACGCTTCAAACGCTGTAAGAAATTCTTGTCTGCCTACGACAAAAGAATTTTTGGACATAGTTTATGGGTCTTGGCTACTGCAAATCGAGCGATGCCAAAATATTTTGCGCCGTTCGACGATAATATTTTTATTTTTGGACCGGTCCCTGACCAAAACTACAATGTCGAAATAGTTGGAACGGTTCGCCCGGCGAGCCTTTCGTCTGGCAATCCGACGACTTTTATCAGCGACTACCTGCCTGACCTGTTTATCATGGCCAGCATGATTTATGTTTCGGCCTATCAACGCAATTTTGGCCGTCAGAGCGATGATCCGCAAATGGCACAAAGTTACGAGGCCCAATACAAGGCACTGCTCCAAGGGGCCATGGTCGAAGAGGCGCGCAAGAAATTCTCGTCTTCTGGATGGACTTCGGAATCCCCGACGCCTCTGGCGACACCGTCGAGGTAAAATATGCCCCATTCCACCCTCAAACTTATTCCGGGCGTGGATCAAAACCGCACTCTCGCGCTCAATGAGGCTGCGATTTCGACGACAAATCTCGTTCGATTTGTTCCCGATCGTCAGGGCCTCGGGCTTGTGCAAAAGCTCGGCGGTTGGACACGTTTCTTCAATAGCACAATTGGTTCCCCCGTCCGAGCTTTGTGGGCGTGGCAAGACACGAACGCGTCTACGCATCTGGCTGTTGGATGCCAATGCGGCACCGGAAACGGACTGTCTGTCATTACAAATGGCAGCCGAGAAATCATAACGCCTCAAAAAGACACGGTCAGCGTCGATATATCTGTCGATACAATTGACACGACCGCCGGATCTTCGACCGTATTGATTAATGCTACGGGTTCAAATCTTGAAAGTTTTGACTCTGTTTATATAAAAACGCAAATAAGCGTGGGCGGTCTTGTCTTATTTGGTCTTTACAATGTCTCTTTCGTAGATGCTAATTCTTTTAATATTACAGCGCGCGATGCGCTTGGAAATCCGATTGCGGCAACGGCAACCGTTTCCGGTGGCGCTGTTCCCGAATTTTCTTTTACAGCGTCCAGCGCCTTTATCAGCGTGAAACTTGATGACCACGGATATATTGCGGGCGACACTTTTCCAATCTTGGTCCTCCTGAGCGCGGGCAATGTCACGCTATCGGGAAATTATATTGTCTCGTCTGTTACCGACGCAGACAATTTCGTTATTGTCTCAAACAATTCTCCAACTACAATTCCAGCGCTTACAGCTTCGGGGGACGGGACAACAGCAACCGTGACCTTTTCAGGCGACCTCGGTTTTGTCGTTCCCGTAGGTAGCGAAATTACTGTCGCTGGCGTAAGCGAAGCCGGATACAACGGCACATTTACTGACACGGCGTCGTCTTCAACCAGTGTGTCTTATTTGAACGCCACTGTCGCGGCGGGAACCGGCGGGACAGTATTTGTTGCGTCCGCTTTTCTAAACGGCGGGGAAGCCGAATACACCTATTACAATTCTGTCGGCCCGGTGCCTACCAGCACGGGATACGGCGTAGGTGGATATGGCGCGGGCGGTTTTGGGACTGGCGTCGCTTCTACGCCCGGAGCGGGAACGCCCATTACGGCCATAGATTGGACGCTTGATAATTGGGGCGAAATACTTATCGCATGCCCGACCGGCGAAGAAATATATTATTGGTCCCCGACCGAAGGCGCTCCCACAGCTTCAATTATCACAAACGCGCCTCCTGTAAACGATGGTGTTTTTGTCGCGATGCCCCAGAGGCAGATTATCGCGTGGGGTTCAACACAGAACGGCATTCAAGATCCTCTCTTAATTCGCTGGTGCGACGTCAACAACTATAATCAATGGATCCCCCTCCTGACCAATCAGGCAGGCTCTTTCCGTATTCCAAAAGGTTCGAAGGTTGTTTCCTGTATTCAAGGCCCGCAGCAGGGGCTTGTCTGGACTGACCTTGGTGTTTGGGCGATGCAGTATGTTGGGCCGCCCTACATTTATCAGTTCAACGAAATTGGAACAGGGTGCGGCTTGATTGGCCGCAAGGCCGCAACATCCATGAACGGCGTTGTTTATTGGATGGGGCAGAGCCAGTTCTTTAAACTGTCTCAGGGCGGCGTCGAGATTATACCTTGCCCGATATGGGATGTTATTTTCCAAGACATCGATATGAGCGATGCGGGAAAAAGAAAAATTCGCATTGCTGCCAATTCCCGTTTTGGCGAAGTTTCGTGGTTTTATGCCACTGAATCGAACGGCGGAGAGATCAACAAATATGTGAAATATAATGTTGTTTTGAATCAGTGGGACTATGGAACCCTATCTCGCACAGCTTGGATCAATGAAAGCGTTCTGGGGCCGCCGATCGGCGCTGCCGGATCGACTTATATTTATCAGCATGAGACATCGCCTGACGCTGACGGCCAGCCCATGGCGTCCAGCTTTCAGACCGGTTACTTTGTCATGACGGACGCAGACATAAAAATGTTTGTGGATCAGGTGTGGCCGGATATGAAGTGGGGCTATTTTGGCGGCACGCAGAGCGCGAACGTGAAACTGACATTTTTTGTCACAGACTATCCGGGCGACACGCCTATTCAATATGGTCCCTTCACGATGACGCAGAATGTCGAGTTTCTAACTCCAAGGTTTAGGGGCCGTCTTGTGTCAATAAAAATGGAAAGTGACGACATTGGATCATTCTGGCGTGTTGGCGCTATGCGTTACCGCCTACAACCTGACGGGAAGTTCTAGTGGCCTCTCTTGATGACGTCGTAACAGTCCAAAAAAATGGCGTGATCGCCATCAATAACCTTTCTCAGGCAACGCTGCGAGAGCAGGGGACGCTGACGTCTGCCACAGTGACTGCCGCAACACTTGTTTTTCAAGGCAAAGGCCGCTTGGTTAACTTTTCTGTAGTCGTGGCGGGCTCGGCTTCGGGGGGCGTGTATAATTCAACGAGCACGTCACCCACGTCTGCGCAACAACTTTGCGCTGTTCCGACAACAATCGGTATATATCCGGTGGGGCAAATCTTTACATCTGGGCTTGTGGTTGTCCCCGGCACCGGCCAATCCATCAACGTCACTTATTCAACTGAGGTTTGATCATGCCGCTTTCAAAAGGAAAAAGCCAAAAGACAATCTCAAAAAACATCAGTGAAATGATGCACGCTGGCCATCCTCAGGATCAGGCCATAGCTGCCGCGCTCAAGACTGCCCGAGAGACGCGCGCGGCGGGGGGCCTTGGAGCATCAAAGCCTTCAACCCCCAAAATGTCAGCGCCTTCCAAGCCGTCCGTCAGCAAATTCCATGTGGGGCCAATTCACTCGCCAGTGGCTGGGCGGACAGATCATTTGCCAATGCACGTTCCGTCGGGCTCCTATGTGATCCCGGCGGACATCGTTTCTTCGCTTGGCGAAGGGAACACCATGGCGGGCTTCAGGGCCGTGAAAACCATGTTCAGCAAGGCCCCTGCTGGTGCATTTGCGCAGGGCGGATCGACAGGGGAACCTGTCGCGATCGTGGCTGCCGGCGGAGAATATGTTTTGACGCCTGACGAGGTCATGTGGGCTGGCGGCGGCAATATGGATGCAGGTCACAAGGCGCTTGATGAATGGATCAAGGCTACTCGGGCCGAAACAATTCAAACATTGAAAAAACTTCCGGGTCCAAAACGCGATTAAAGGGGGATGTCGTGGCTGAAGAATTGAAAGTGTGGGTTGGAAAGCCAGAAGATGTCGATGACATTATGGATCTGGCGATCGCGGCGT